GGTCTTGGTAAACCTAGGGCGAGACATTGATGGACCAACTGCTGGATTTGAGCGAATAACACCATCCATGACCTTCTCAGAATAATCAATATTCGGATGGTCCTGGAGAGATGTGAGCCATTGTGGATTTGCCATTATCTAGTTCCTTGTCTGCGTAGGCCATAAGTTGAACCCATTGCTTTATCAAAATCACCGCTAGCGATGCCAGATGCAACCGCCTTCTTAATCATAATGTCAATAATCTTGCCGCCATTAGGATCCTGGCGCTCTTGCGTGGTGACCTCACCGCCATTTGAGTTATAAATATTGACTTGTGTTGATGAACCGCCGGCGGCAACTCCTAGTTTTCCGTCCTTGCCACGCTTAAGCGGCATGATCGCTTCTGGACCAGCCTCACCCATCAAGCCAGTTTGACCGCCAGACATTGGGAATAGCATTGGGGATGAAACCACGCCACCTTTAGCAAATGGCACAACACTTCCGCCAGCAAAAGCATTGCCATTTGCGTTAGGCATTGCTGTAACAGGCGGGCCATAAGTTGGGGCTGACGGATTCCATGTCATACCAGCAGCGGCCATAGATCCTTTTAAAGCATCAATTAAAGGCTGCACAATCATAACTTGATAAGCAACTTTTGCTAAACTTTCCACCATGTCATTCATGACATCATTCATTCCTTTGCCAGAGAATGCAATATCAGTCATGGCGTTAGATAAAGATTGGCCAGCGCCTCTAATTAATGGGTCTGAATCTGCTAGTCTTCTATTGGCAAAATCAACAGCTCTTGCGTATTCCTCGGCTGATAGCTTATTGTCATTGTAAAGAACTTTGGCTCTTTCAAGAGCTTGGGTATGTGATGACAAAGGATCGATGCTGCGCATTAATGCTTCAGCTTCTTTTTTACGTGATTCGCTTAACTTTTCAAGTGCCTCAAACTCTTTAACAATAGCGTCTAGCTCTTTGTCTCTGGCCTTAGCAGAATCTTCTAATGACTTACTTGTTGAATAATCACCACTATTTAAGCGCTTAACAGCATCTGCATACTGCTGCTGCTGTAATTCAAGCTCTTTTGTTTTTGTAACTGTCTTTTGTAGCTCTTGCACCCATGCTGTAAAGTCTTTAGTTGGCTTTTTAGTTTCAATATAAACTTTAGAGACTGCATCTAAAAATTCAGTAGCTGAAATCTTAGACGCATTTAATAATTTTTGTGCTTCTTGTAATGAGTTAAGTTGCTGGTCAGAAATACCAAAGCCTTCACCTAGAAGCGCTTGACTGCTCATACCAGCTGCTTTAGCGGCAAAAGGATTTATACTGCCAGCTTTTGCGGCGGCTTCATTGTCCTTAAGATACTTATTTGTCTCTAATAAAGCGCGATTAAAAAAGCCTAACTTTTTAACGCCTGCGTCTAAACTGTTTAATAAACTATCTTGCAAATCATTGGCGGCTACTTTTGCAATAACCATATTAAGCTCCATATTTGACAATATGAGCTTACGGGTTTCAACGTTTGCTTTTTTATAGCTTTCAATTAAGGTGTCAAAACTTGCACGATCAGCAAAGCTAAATGTCTCTTTTAATAACTTTAAAGCATCGTCAGCGCCTTTAATGGCTTCATCAAATGTCTTTGCCTCTTTTGACATTTCCTTAAATAGCTGGATAACAACTGGTGACAATGCGGCAACAACACCGATTGCTGCACCAATTGCCCCAAAGCTACCAAGTAGCTGCGGCGCTTGTTGTCCAAATGCTCTTAGGGCATCAGTGCCCATTGATGTCTGAACAATAAAGTCTTGTAATTGATAACTTGTATTTTGAATAGTGCGCTGGAACCCGCCAACAGCTTTGCCACTATTAGCGGCTTGCGTGTTAATGTCTCTGACCTTGCCGGCCACCGCCTCCATGTCTTTGACAGCCTTTGCTGCATCAACTTGGATTTTATATAGCATTTCTGCTTTATTAGCCGCCATATTAAACAACCCTCATAATTGTGTTGAACACCACGGCCGGATGCCTTCTATTGGTGCCAGTTGTAAAATTAAAAGGGCTGTCGGTATACCACAAATCGGTAATCTTTAACCCTGGATATTTTCTGCGCAATGAGTTAGCAATTGCTTTAGTAACTGATACTTGGCTTCTAACTTTTTTACCTTCTAATTGACGCTGTGCATTTTTCATACGTTTTTTCAGGCTTCTTGCGCTTGCCCAATTACCGGCTTCCAAAAAGCGGGCATATGGCAAGTTGGAAGTAATGCGCACGTCATCCCCGCCTTTGCCAAGCTTAACATTTTCTAGCTGGCTCATGGTTGCAGGCTTGCCATTAATATATAAACCCCAGGAGTCAGCCATAGCGCCAGTAGGTTCAGCAGCATAGCTCCTAGATAGCTTTTGGGCCATCTCTAGGGCTTCCGTTACGGCTTTTAATAGCAATGACTGCTTAAGGTTGAAATACCACGATATGTCGCGTTTCATCTCATCTGGTGAGCGATTGCGGCGGTTGTCAACGGATATAAAAGACAATTCATTGCCTTTTTTGATTTGATCATTTGCGGCTTCATTACCTAATGCAAAAGCATAAGCTCTTAAGCCTTTTAATCCAGACTCAAGGAAAGCAGCTGGCACTTGAGAATGAGCGATTCTCTTGCCATCATACTCGATCTCTAGCGCTGCTGCCATTGATTTTCCTTAAATAAGCACTGTCTAATTGCTGCAAAACATGTATTGCTAAATTGCTTAAATTGTATCGTCTTTGAGCCTCCCACAAAAGGGTTATTGGTATTGGCCCAACTGACATTCCAACATTTCTACCGCTACTAAGCTCATGAAATAAACTCAGCATAAGACCTTCACCATCTGATACTTCTGGCATTTTATCGGAAGGCTTTAGCTTTCCCTTTTTTTCAAGCATTTTATAAAAATCAAATTTGCCTGCCCAATCAGCTTGCCAGGTAAAGGTCCTTATTATTTTTTTACTTCGGCTTCAACCTTTTTTTCATAGTTTGGCAATTCAGATTGGACTTTGTTCCAAATCTCATCCTTAGCCAATGGGTAATCCTTAAAGAATGTCTCTGGACTATCTACGCCTTCAACTTTAATAATCTGTGTTTCAAAAAAGGAATCTTGCTGCGCTTTAATGATGTCAAATGGCGTTGAAATAATCTCGCCATCTAATACTTTTAATCTTCGTGCCCAATCCAATGAAAAATCTTTGTTTGCATCAATTGGCATCTTTACGGTAATAATTACCTCTTTAGCATCATCCAAAGCGAACGATACGCCCTCTGTTAAGCACAAAGGCAGCTTGTATTTATTTAAACTCATTTTTTGCTCTCACTCTTTCAGTAGGTTGGGCCTAGGAACAGCTGACTGTGAAAGGTCAGGCAGCTGCCGTGAAGTCCTAGGCCCAATTGATTAAAACTTATAAATGTCGAAATAACCAGACTCAACCGCTTTAGCTGCTCCGCTAAACTCAATTGAAACTTGTTGATCCATACCACCGCTTGATGGGTCTGGGAATGATAATTGGGCGCCATGAATAACGAATGCCATGCCACCATCATCATTTTCAACCGAGAATGCAATTGATACTGGAGTCTGGCTCAACTTCTTAGCCATCAAATCCCAATTTTCATCGCTTAAGTAAGCGCTGCCAGATACTGTGATTGCAGCCATGCCCAAAGCATACTGGCGAGGAGCCAATGTGCCCATGCAAGTCTGAGGTGTCAAACCATTCGACAATGAAATTTGGAGTGACTGGATGCAGAAATCAGCAACTTCGCCCTCAACAATCACCAAGCCAATATCACTAGAGGCATTGAATGGCTGTGTCGTGCCAGCTGGTGTGATAGTGCGACCAGAGGTAATCTTTGGTACTGGTGTCTCATATCCATTGCCCATAAACATAAAGCTGGACTCAACGATTGAGCCATATGTCATGGATAGATTCATCTGGTTCACTAACATGCCACGATAAGCAATTGCTTTATCAGTTAAGTCTGTAAAGTCTTTTTCAATTGAGAATGAAACTGTGTCAGTGCCCACTGATAAGCGGTCAGACCTTCTCAATGTCATCGGACCAGACTCAGAGGCAATAGTTTCCTTGGCAACTGTCAAGACAGTCGTGCCAGGAGTTGTCTCTGTGTCCACAGCAGTCACATACATAGGACCATTGTTCTTTGTCTCAGTTGCATCTGAAACGATGAACAAGTCACCAACCTTGATTGTCAATGCAGTTGTGTCTGAGGTGAATGTTTTACCGATTGGGTCCACTGTCCAATCACCAGAATCAATAGCTCCTGGGAACCAAGATGCTTGCATCATTGCGCCACGAATAAAATCATTCAAGGCTAAATCAGCGGACAATTCAGCATTAATATCACCGCCAACATCTAAGCCAACTTGTACTTGGCCGCCAGATGTGCGGTCAGATTGAATCTCAGCAGACTCAGCTGTTTGCGGAGTGCCTGATAAGCTTTCGCTTGTATAGCGCACTGTTTTAAAATCACCAGTCGCTGGTGTCACACCATAGACTGTCTCCTCAATTGAGGAAATTTTTACTAGATTTGAGGATGACATTTTTTAAGTCCTTATAGATTGATATGAACAAATTAAAGCAAAACCCTGCCAAGGTGAATTCCACTCAATCGCAGGGGGTGACTGAGAGATTGGCGGTGAGACTGACTCAATCACTAATGTGCCAATTCTGACGCCACGTAATGATCTCCTCAGCTGCTCACCTAAGTCTATTGCTAATGATGATGGATAACCATTAGGAATAGCAATATGAAAAAATATGGTGCCACGCTCGTCCCACATATTAGCTGGCAAGCAATTAACCTGCTCTGTGGCCGCAACGTATTCAATACCAACCCAAGGCTCAGAGTCATTGGTAGGTATAGCTTCAACGTCGTCAATGTCGTCAATGACGTGGTAAGGGGTTTCTGTCCAATTGGCAGCAAAGTGTGCCTGGATAGTATCACGGACAAATTTAGAGCTCATCCAATTACCCTCACCTCGGTTGCATAATAAGAATTATCTGATCCTCTAGCTAATTCATTAATGGCTTGTGGAACGTATGATTTGCCATTAATAAATAAGCGATCAGATTTCAAGCGTATTTTATACCCGTTTAATTGTCTATTTAAAATTAAAATTCTATGGCTATTTTCTGGAATAGCACCGGATAACAATTCGCTTGGCGTATAGTTTTGCACAACCGCCTTAACAGTTTTGACATCTTCCCACACTGTTCCATTTAATGCCTGAATTTTAATGTCATGCGCATAAGCGTCAAACATTCTGGCATATAAAGAGCTAACAGCTGCTGGATTAAGCATAGCGGTTCCTATGTGGCTCAAGCGTGTCAATTACATAGCCAGGAATTGATCCAAAGCCGCCAGAATTGTTATTGCTAGAAGAGCTTGAGCTGCCAGTTTCATAAGTGACCTTTGCAACTCCTACAATTTCTTCTGACTTAACAGCGCCAATTGCAACGCCACTACTACCGCTGCCATTTGATGCAAATAAGTTTGCAGCAGTTTCAACAATAGCTTTTTTAGCCCAGGCAGGAAGAACAGCGTATCCGCCTTTGTAATTAATAACTAAATCACCATTAAAACCAATATTGGAACGGATCTCGCCAGAAGGCTTAACAAGCTTAAACTCTGTATATGCAAAGCCGTCTAATGTTTCAATAGAGGTAACTGACTCTAATGGAAAGTTACGCACCACCAAAGTAGAAGCGCACCCTGGCTCAATATAGTCTTCGTAGTCAGCCAAGTCTAATTTACGTTGCAAAAACTCTTCGACATATTCCTGAGCCTCAATCAAGAGCTCAGTCAATAAAGCATCTTGAGTGTTGTCAGTAATTCCAAGCAATCTTTTTAATTGTTCAAGCATGATTAGAATGTCCTTGGTGAGGCGTAAGAAGTGACAATATAAACACCGATTTGAGTATTTGCCTCAAGGTTTAAATTAGCGCCTGAGTCATTATTCAAAGTGATATAAAAGCCGCCAGTCACGAATGGGTCAGTGGCGCTTGATGTGTAAGCATTAAAGATGACCTGATTGCTGCCATTGTCAGCATTTCGATTGAACATCACTGGAGCGCCCACGATTGTATTGTCTGCGGCTCTGCGCAACGATACAGTGCCAGTCTCGACACCGCCTGGCTTAATTGTGAAATTCACACGAATAGAGTGATGCAAAACAACATTCGCCCAGGGCACAGTTATCTTTGTCGCAGCGATGGCATATGGGTCATAAGCATCTGTGCCAGCAACAACCTTATCAGACTCTCTCAATGCAGTCGTGCCATTGAATAGATTTAATGATGCGCCATTGGCAAGACCCAAATCAGCTGTGATAGTGCGATTCCATTGGCTGCGAGTAAACAACTTCAAGCCAGTGCCAGTGATGGCTGCATCCACATACTGCTTGGTCGCAGCCTGGAGAGGAGCAACTGGGTCAGCTGGCAAAACGATTGGCACATAGGATGTGTGAGCAGTAGTGTCAAAAGTCCATCGAACTGCGCCAGCTGTATAAACGCCAATAC